ACTACCCACCCTATATCAGCAGTATATACACTTATCAAGATACTCTCGTTACAGATATGATGTTAAACGTAGAGAAACATGGGAAGAAACAGTTAATAGATATTTTGACTTTTTCCAACAGCATTTAGAAGAACAATGCGGTTATAAAATACCTGCAGGGCTAAAAACACAACTAACAGAATCAGTTTTAAACTTAGAAGTTATGCCATCAATGCGTTGTCTTATGACAGCGGGCGAAGCATTACGCAGAGAAAATATCGCAGGGTATAACTGCTCTTTCGTCGCCATTGAAACACCAAGAGCATTTGATGAGATTTTGTATATCTTGATGAACGGTACAGGCGTTGGGTTTAGTGTTGAAAGACAAATGGTTAATGAGATGCCACGCATTGCTGATGACTTCCATGATACTGAAACAACTATTGTTGTAGCAGACTCAAAGTTAGGTTGGGCAAAGGCACTTAAAGAACTTATCCATTTGCTATACGGCGGTCAAGTTCCTCGATGGGACTTATCAAAAGTTCGTCCAGCGGGTGCGCCATTAAAAACATTTGGTGGTCGTGCTTCTGGCCCAGAGCCATTAGAAGACTTGTTTAGATTCTGTGTAGATGTATTTAAAAATGCCGCAGGCCGCAAACTAACATCACTTGAGTGTCATGACATTACATGTAAGATTGCTGAGATTGTTGTAGTTGGTGGCGTACGCCGTTCAGCACTTATCTCACTATCCAATCTAAGTGATGATAGAATGAGACACGCTAAAGCAGGACAATGGTGGGAAAACAATACGCAACGTGCGTTAGCAAACAACTCTGCTTGCTATACAGAAAAACCAGATGCTGGTATCTTTATGGAAGAGTGGAAGGCATTGTACGATTCCAAATCAGGTGAGCGTGGTATCTTTAATAGAGCAGCCGCACAAAAGGTTGCCGCTTCAAGTGGGCGTAGAGATCCAGACCACGACTTTGGAACCAACCCTTGCAGTGAAATTATCTTACGTTCTGAAGAGTTTTGTAATCTATCCGAAGTAGTAGTTCGTCCAGAGGATACATTAGAAACATTGAAAAACAAAGTTATTAATGCTACAATTTTGGGCACATTCCAATCAACATTAACTAACTTTAAATACCTCAACAAGCGTTGGGAAAATAACTGCCAAGAAGAAAGACTATTAGGTGTTTCATTGACAGGCATTATGGACAACGCTCTTACAAACGGTAAGAAGAAAGGTATTGAAGAACTACTAACAGAACTTAAAGAAGTAGCAGTAGCAACAAACAAAGAGATTGCCTCAAAGTTAGGCATTGCTCAATCAGCCGCTATTACTTGTGTAAAGCCAAGTGGTACAGTTAGCCAGTTAGTTGATAGTGCAAGCGGTATTCACGCAAGACACAATCCTTTCTATATTAGAACTATTCGTGCTGATAAGAAGGATCCACTTGCTAAGATGATGGTAGAGGCAGGTTTTCCAGTAGAGGACGATGTAACAAAACCAGATCATACTTACGTTTTCTCATTCCCAGTTAAAGGTCCTAAGAACGGTGTATACCGTAAAGACATGACTGCTATTGAGCAACTAGAGTTATGGAAAGTATATCAAGAACACTGGTGCGAACACAAACCATCAGTAACAATTAGTGTTAAAGAACACGAATGGATGGAAGTTGGTGCATGGGTATATAACAACTTTGATATGATGTCAGGAGTTTCATTCCTGCCATTTAGCGATCACACATACAGACAAGCACCATATCAAGATTGCTCAGAAGAAGAGTATAAAGAGTTATTAGCAAAGATGCCTAAAGACGTTGATTGGGCAATGCTAAGTGAATACGAAGAACAAGATATGACCACCAGTTCACAAGAACTAGCGTGTGTAGCAGGTGGATGCGAAATTTAGGAGAAAGGAATAGATGATTACGGTATACAGTAAAGATACATGCGCCTATTGCGTTAATACAAAAAAATATTTAGAAGAAAACAACATTGAATATAAAGAGATTAACTTAGACACAGATGCACAAGCAAGAGATTGGATTTTGTCACAGGGCTTTAGAACTGTTCCTCAAATTTATAAAGACGACGTTTTGATTGAAGGTGGATTCCACGGACTAATTAAACAACCAATTGATCAACTCGTCGCATAGGATATTAAATGTTATTAGAATTCGATTATAAAAAGAACGATGTTGTTTCAATTAAACTAACCTCCGGTGAAGAGATTATTGGTAGATTTGCTGAAGAAACAGAAACTCATATTTCAATTGAGAAGCCAATGGCTTTACAGATAGGCCCGCAAGGGGTGGGAATTTCCCAGTTTATGTTTACTATGGACATTGATAACACTATTAAGTTAGATAAGTCTCATTGTATTGTTATTGGCAAAACTATTAAGCCAATGGCAGACCAATATATTCAAGGAACGACTGGTATTAGTATGGGATAATAAATAGTTATTATAATACGTTATAAATAACTATATGGCATCATACAAAGCACAGCGAGAAGGAGATCCAAATACAGCGGGAGGCATCGCATTGAACGGTGCCAAGTCTGTCTTGATTAACGGTCGCCCTGCAGGCGTACCTGACATGACAGTTACACCACATTCTCCTTGTGAGGTTCCAGTACCTCCTCATTGCAACGCTAAAACAGTATCTACATGCCAATCTGTTTTAATTGAAGGCAAGCCTGCTCTAAGAACAGATATAGATAAAGACACCTGTGCTCACCCAAGAGCAATGGGAAGTATAGACGTTTTAATAGGAGACTAATCAATTGGCAACTTTAGGCCCTAATTTTATTAAGGCAATACAGAACGGACAAACCGCAGAGCAATTTAGAGCTGCTGAAAAAGCAGCCTTTACGAATAACGGCGGATGCGCGCCAGGTAAAAATTGTTTAGAAACAGAAGCGTTATCTGAACTAGTTGATGGTAAAGGCATCCAATTCCCTCCAACAACGAAGGCTCTTTTGGATGGTATTAGGAGTAAAATTAAAGATGCTACAGATATGGTTGATGCAGCCAATACCGCCGCCGCACTCGGAAATGAAAATGGTGTTTTTGGTATTTCATCCATATTTGTTGAGAAAATAAGTGATTTAGGATCCTCTATTGGCCAAGTTCCACAGCAATTACAGGATGTTTGGGGAGACGGATCATTCATTGATGCAATTGAAGGGCATATGAACAAAATTATGCCTA